CCACAATCCGCATGGTGCGCGTAACGGAAGCCTGGAGGCCAAAGACTGATTTTTCCAAAGGCAAATGGGCCAAGGTCATCTCAAAGGCTCTTTTGGATTCGGAGGAATATGATTCAACGCTTTATCCCTTTGCCGGGATGCGCTACACGAAAAAGCTTTTCGGATACTTCGGGCTTTCCCTTTCCGAGGATGTCCTTGGGATTCAGCTGGAGATCAATAAGCTCCTTCGCACAATCGCCAAGGCTCAGCATTTGATGTCAACGCCTCAGGTATGGCTTGAGGCGTCGAGCGCGGGCGTTACAAATCAGCTGAACAATAAGATTGGCGGAAGAAATTACTACAAGGGCAATCCTCCCATGTTTCTCGTGCCCCAGGCCATGGGCGCTGAGGTCTATAATCACCTCGAATATCTCGTTCAAAAATCCTACCAGGTAACGGGCGTGAGTCAGCTCTCAGCCATGGGCAAAAAGCCCTCGGGCGTGGATGCCAAGGTCGCCTTAAGGGAGCTTCAGGATATCGAGTCCGAACGCTTTCAGGTGACTGAGCAGGGCTATGATGAAATGTATCTGGAGCTCGTTCCGATTGTGATCGAGCTCACCGAAAGACTTTCAAAGGTTGAGAAGAATCTCATGGTGAAGGTCGCGGGTAAAAAAGAGATGGAAGCCATACGCTGGTCGGATGTGAAGATGGAGATGGACCAGTACATCTTCCAAATCTTCCCTTCAAGCCTTCTCCCCTCAACGCCTTCCGGCCGTCTTCAGTTTGTGCAGGAGATGATGCAGTCTGGCATTTACGACAAGGAGCAGGCCGTCGCCCTTCTCGACTTTCCGGATGTGGAGGCTGCAAACAGTCAAATTACAGCAACGCGCGATGGCATCCTTCGGATCATCGCCGATATCGAGGATGAGAAGGGCTATGATCCGCCCGAGCCTGAGATGCATCTGGAGTATGCGCTTGCCCTTTCCACGACGGCATACAACGCAGCCAGAAACGACGGGGCCCCTCCCACGGTCACGGAAGACATGCTCGGGCTCCTCGACGACATCAAGGGGCTTATCGAAAAACGTGATCAGGCTGCGGCAAGAAAGGCCCAGATGATACAGCAGGGAGGCAATATGCCTCCCCAAAATTCGTTAATGGATGGATCCGGCGCTTTGGCGAAACCTGCGGAGCCGCCGGTTTCCGAGCTTATGGCCATTGCGTGAAAACATAGGAGCGCACGCGTATGAATACAGAAGTAGCACGAGTACAGCACGACGCATCAAGTCCCACCGGCCAGCGTGGAGCCACACCGATCAGGCGTCCTCCGAACGCTGCTCCTCCCTCTGAGGCTCCAAGGCGTGAGACGGCCCTACCCCGCTCGTTTCAGGCTGAGCAGGGCTATGGGTTTCAGCCAGAGGCGGGAAATCCTCGCCCGGCGGATCCAAGGAGCGTTCATCCAAACGAGGCGCATCCTGGAGCCCCTGATCAGGAGCCTGCGGCCGTGGACACGCCAGCGCCATCAGAGCCGGACCATAGGCCCGATGAGTGGGCTCAGCGTTATGCCCAGATCCAAAGGCGTGAGCGGCAGATCCATATGCAGTCGCAGGACATGAAACGCCGCGAGCAGGAGCTCCAGCAGCGGGAAGCCCGCGTAAGAGAGTATGAGGAGCTTCAGGCTCTCAAGGAAAAGGATCCAAAAGCGTTCCTTGAGAAAAATGGGCTTTCATATGAGCGGATCACCGACGTATATTTGAACGGCGGAAAGCCGACACCTGAGCAAAAGATCGAAGCCCTTGAAGCCCGCATACAGTCCCTCATTGAGGGGCGGGAGCAGGAAAAAGAGCAGGAGATCTCGAAATCAGCTCAGGAAAAGGTTGAGGGCTTTAAACGCACAATAGAGGGCGTGATCGAATCAGAGGGTGAGCGTTTTGAGCTCATCAAAGCCCAGAAAGCCCACAGCCTTGTGTTCGATGTGATCCAGAATTACTGGCGGGAAACAGGACAGATGCTGCCCGTCGCCGAAGCCGCTGATTTTGTCGAGAATGAGCTCTTTACCGAGGCCCAGCAACTGATGGGCCTGAGCAAATTCAAGCCGAAGCCTCAGCCTGCAGACGCGATGGCGGAAGATCAGATGCCCGACAGACCTACGCAAAGACCGCCCGAGCCTCAGCGCAATCCTACGAGGCAACAATCGCAGCACGTTCCAGGCAGATCACAAACAGTCGTGAGAGATTCGGGCGGAATCAATAACCTTTCGTATGCTCAGCAGACGAAAAAGGATGCCGCCCGAATGATTCGATTCAGATAGCGGAGTCATCGCAGGGACGCGGATGGCTCCGCCCCTAATCATTCAGGAGCCATCCAATGACTTTGGATTTGACATCATACGAAGCTGGACTCAAGTATCACTACACTTCCGATCACGTTGAAAACCTTGCCTACTACGACAATCCTTTCTTTGCTTTGATCCCAAAAGACGAAAACTTCGGCGGCCGTGCTGAGCCCATGCCCATCATCTACGGCAATCCTCAGGGCCGTTCGGGAACCTTCGCCCGCGCCCAGGCCAACTCCCGCCGCACATCCACGCGTATCGAGGAGTTTATGCTCACGCGCGCGAAGGATCACAGTATCTTCGCGATCGACAATGAGACGATCAAAGCATCCGAGAAGGATGTCGACGCCTTCATGGAAGCCTCCACAACCGAGATGGATGGCGCTATCCAGTCGCTTTCCAACTCCATTGCATCGAAGATGTACCGCTCGGGTTGGGGTGAGATCGGCCGGATTTCGACCTCAAGCTTTGCAACAACAACGCTCACGCTCACCGATCCCGAAGATATCGTCAATATCGAGGTCGGGATGGAGCTCGTTACCGCAGCCGATAATGATAGCGGCAACATCAAGGGCCTCGGGACTTCCGGCAATGGCCTTTTCGTGACCGGCGTCAATCGCCGCGCGGGCACGTTTACGATTGGGGCCAATGCGAACGATAACACTGACGGCATCCCGCTCATTGCCCAGAACGATTATCTTTTCGTTCGCGGTGACCGCCAGGAAGCCAACACTCCATCCCGCCTTATCCTTACAGGGCTTGAGGCGTGGCTCCCCTACGGCGGAGCTTCGGCTACCCTTTTCTTTGGCGTTGACCGTACAGTCGATACCCGTCTTTCCGGGCAGTATCTCGACGGCACTGACGCGCCTATCGAGGAGGTTTTGAATGAGGCGATCGGTATCGTCGGCCGTGAGGGCGGGCGCCTCGATCACTTTTTCATGCCTTACAGCAAGTGGACAGACCTGGAAAACAGCCTTGGCTCAAAGGTGAACTATGTCGACCTTATGGCCAACGGGACTATTGGTTTCCGCGGGATCCAGGTCAACGGCCCCAAAGGCCCGGTGAAATGTATTGCGGATCGTAACTGCCAATCCAATCGCATCTGGGGCGTTCAGCTTGGCGTCTGGAAACTCAAATCCCTCGGCAAGGCCGTGGAAGTCTTTGAGACAGACGGCACGCAGCTCCTTCGGATGAGCGATGAGGATGGCGTTGAGGGGCGTCTGCACTTCTACGGAAACCTCGGATGCCGGGCTCCTGGCTGGAATATCAACATCGCGGTCTGAGAGCCGTCCCGTCCTCCATAGCGGCCCCGGAAACGGGGCTTTTTTCCATCTCATGGGAGCCAGAGAATCATGGCAAATAGATATTTCAAAGGTGAATGCAAAACGTTGGAAGGCGGCGTGATCAAGCTTTACGGAAAGTTTGTAACGACGACCAGCGGGACGATTGGATCGCAGAGCTGCAAGGGTTTCAGCGTGGCCAAGACCGGCGCGGAAGCGGGCCGCTACACGGTGAGCCTTGAGGATCAGTACATGGCCCTTCTTATGGTGAATGCGATTGTTGTGGGCGCTGCTGATACTGCCTACACGACTACCAAGGGCCTCATCCCCATGCTCCGTAACGTGGATGTCACCGACTCGACGCCGGGCTTTGATCTGCAGTTTGTGCAGAGCTCGCTGGCGGATGCGGAGCTCCTTGATGCAGCTGAGGTGTATATCGAGATCACGCTCAAGAACACGAGCGCGTATTGATCGGCTTTTGGGGCCGGGCAGCGTTTCCCCGGCCCCGCTTGATGGAAAGGAACAAAGGATGATTATGCTCAATCCCAATAAAGGCCGCGTGACTACGATTGTTGCGAGCATCATGAAGAAAAAAGGCGTCGGCGGGCAGAACGGAAATGAGCCGCCAGGTGAAATGTATGAGGAGGAGGAGCGGCCCGAGTCGGATGCGATGGCTGCGAAGATGGCCGCCATGGATTCCTTGGCCGTGGCCATGGAAAAGCGGGATGCCAAAGGCATGGTGCGGGCTCTGCAGACCTTTCTGGAGGTTTGCGAGTATGGCGAGCCTGAGGAGAAGGAGGAGGAGGATGGCGATGAACGGCGCGAGGATTCCCCAGCCTATTCATCGCCGCAGTACGGCTCACAAAAGCAGGGATATTGACTATGGCAACAACTTGGGCCGAGATTGTAACAAGGGCCAAGGCCCGGGTGGATATGAGCCAAAGCAGTTTTGTCGAGCCCGACGAATGGCTTGAATATGCCCGCGACTCCTATCGAAAACTCCATAGCATCCTCTCCTCCTCTTTTCAGGACTACTTCAATAAGCCCTCCGATCCTCTGACGGTCGCCTCCGATGGGACGGTCGACGTGCCCACGGACTTTCAAAAACTCCATGCGGTTGACATCAAATACGGATCCGAGTGGATTCCTCTTAAGGGGAGGACTCAGGCTGAGCGCTCGAACGGCGGGCGCAGGAGTGCCTTCATTCGGGTGTTTCGCTCGATCGGCTATCGGCTCATGGCTGATAAGGTTTATTTCTATCCGGCCGAATCTGCATCGGGGCAGGTTGTAAGGCTTTGGTATACGCCCCAGCCTGAGAAGCTTCCAAACACATCGGGGAACGTCCCTAGGGACATGGAGCGGTGGACTGAGTTTTTGGTCCTTGATATGGCGATCATGGCCGCGATCAAGGAGGAGACGGATGACTCTCAGCTTGTGCGCGACCGGGAGATCATAAGGGCCGAGATCAGAGAGCAGGCCATGCAAAGGATGCTTGAGGATCCGGGCGGCGTTGAGGACGTGAGGGGCGATGACCTTGATGGCTATGGCTTTTACCGCGAGGAATTTTGATGCTTAAGGAATTTTCATCGCTTCGCATGATGCAAGGGCCCGGCGATGCCGCGGGGCTTGATCTTATGCAAAGGCAGCTTCAAACCTGCCTCAAGGATCTTTACGGCGTTGAGATCACAAAGGGGCGGATAGTCGAGGTTACTTTTCCATCCTTTGCCAATAACGATATCTCCGTGAAGCACGGTCTGGGGCGGGTGCCTACGGGCTTTGTTACTGTGCAGATATCGACGGCGGCGATCATCTATAACTCGTCGACAGTCGCCGCGGCGCCCAAGGAGGAGATTATTCTCAGGGCGAATGTTGGCGACGTAATTACAAAACTATGGATTTTCTGAGGGTGTGATCAATGGTCCTCGCAAAACAGCCTTTCACGCTCCCGCTTGCTCAGGGGATGAACCAGAAGAAAAACCCGAAGGTCCTGACGGGCGGCGTAACGCTTGTTGAGAATGGAGTCCATAGAAAGGATGAGGAGCTCAAAAAACGCTTTGGATGGACTTCCCTTCCAAGAACAAAGTCAGACTCCTCATCCATCAGCGCGGCTGACGCCATGGCCACATACGAGAGCGAGCTTCTTATCTGGAGTCAGAACAGGATCCTCACATGGTCTGAGGCTCAGGATAAATGGTACGACCGCGGCGCTGCATATTCGACCGCCGTCTCCACAATGCCCATCAACGCCTCGGCCACATCCTATAACGTTTCTGACAGCGTTTATGCCAGTGGCGCTGTTCTTGTCTGCTATGAGATCTCGATTGAAACGCGCTATCAGATCTATGACTACGTGACCGGCGCTGTTTTAAAGTCGGAAACCCAGGTGGAGCCTTCTGCGATCTCTGTTTCCCCGAAGTGCGTGAGCATCGGCGGGCTCTTTTTTGTGATCTATGCGGGATCAACAAACGTCATTAAAGGCGTGATTATTGATCCCACAACGGGAGCGGTTACATCGACCGTAACGCTTGCCTCGGACTGCTTTGCAAATAACAGCTTTGATGCGATTGCGGTCGATGCGACTACGATCATGCTCGTCTATTCGTCGACCACAACAACAATCGAGATCAAATATCTGAATACGGCTCTTGGGCAAAAGGGCGGATCCTATACGGACTCATCGACCTCGGGCGCCTCCTCAATCCCGCGGCTCATCCCGCTTTCATCCTCGCGCGTTCTTCTCGCCTACAAGGGCTCATCCAACATCATGGCCCGGGTGATAAGCTCGACGGGCTCGGTGGGCTCCCAGCTCGATACGGGACTGACGGGAACGAATGCAACGCAGATCTCGGGACACCTGGCGGGAACGGATGGCCGCGTCTATGTGCAGTATACGAGCTCGCCGGAAACGAATAACTACATCTATAAAATCGACGTATCGACTTCGGGCGGCGCCCATACCTCGGCGCTGTTCCTTCGCTCGGTGGGGCTTGCCACACGCGGCTTTGTACATAACGGGCAGGGCTTTGTTGGCATCTTCCATAAGTCGGACCTGCAGTCGACGTTTTTTATTGCTGATGATGATGGCGTAATCGTTTCAAGGCATCAGCCAGGGACCGGGGGCTCGGGAGCCTATCAGAACTGCGTAAGTAACGTCTGGTCTGCGGTGAGCGCAAAATATGAGTTTTCGATCACCTATAAAACGCGCGTGATCTCGGAAACTGATACAGGGGCTCTCTATAACTTTTCGGGCGGGACGCCTTCGTCCGCAAACCTTTTCAGTACGCTCAATGTGGCCGTTACCTCGCTTGACTTTCAAAGCAATTCCAACTTTTCTGCGGCCGAGCTCGGAGGAACGCTTCTCATCGTCGGCGGCGTTCTTTC